TCAAAGCCAAAGTTGCTGTTGCTGGTTTCTGACGGGGTGGGGAGGGGCAGGGTCAACAGCGCCCGGCTTCACAATAAATCTTGATAGCGTCTCAAAAGTGATAAATGTACATCCGCAATTGATGTTCTGGCACTGGTGATAACGTTCTTTCGTTTCGGTGCTAAGGTAACGGCTAGTGCGAGCATGCGCGGCGTTCTGGCATAACGGGCAGTGCATCATAATTATTCCCCCTGATGGTGTATCTGAGGGAATAATAAACCCTTAAATTGCATTTGCAAATTATGATTTGCTTTTTCAGTTTTGTTTTTCCTCTGAGCTGTATTCCACATCGGAAAGCCTAACCTCAAGCTCTAGCCCCGTCGTGAAGCCATTGTTATTCAGATTGTGAGTTACCTTACTGATTAACCAAGACTGCTCGTCTATGACGCGCTTAAAGCCCGATACGCGTACCGGTGTCTCAGGGAATAAATCGGCGCGACCGAGCGCCAGCGTAATTGTAAACTCCGCAACGCCTCGCTGCAGCTTATCCCACTTAGCCTGAGCGGCGCGCATCGCCTGCGCCTTAGATGCGTAGACCGTCGTCAGCGCCAGCACGTTATCGGCCTCACCGGCCATATACTCACCCTCGCGTGCTTCTGGTTCTTTTTTTGCTTTTGTCTTTTTGCTGACCGGCTTTGCTTTCGGGTGCTCCAGTGCGCGCAGGTGCTTCTCTTTTGGCTTACGTTTCAGCGTTACTTTCTGCTGTTGCGGCTTCGGGTCTTTGGTGTGCAACCATTTTGCAGTTACGCCGGTATAAGCCCCACGGTCAGCAATGGCGAACTGATGACGGTCGCCATCGCTGCGGGTCAGGGTCATTTGCGGGACTGGCTTGCCGCTGACTGTCGTCGCGCTTCCCGCTTTCAGAAACAGGAGCTTCCCCGCTTTCACTGACACCGCCGCCCCGTTGCGGTCAGCCAGCCTGGTCAGGAATACGGCGTCGGACTCCTGCGACTGGTCGATATGCGGTACCGGTATTTTTTTCAGTGAATCCGCGACACTGGCCGTCAGTTTATTGCGCTTTGCAATGGTACTAACCAGCTCACCGAGGGTGGTGTCATGCCATGACTCTTCACGTCGTGAATTGAGCGTTCCGCGAAAGTCTGCGCTACGCGCCCGAATGGTCAGGGTATCAGGCGCCCCCCGATGCTCAATCTCATCGACCGTAAAATCGCCCTTATTCAGAAGTGCCGAATCCTGCCAACCAAGCCACAGCGTCAGCACCGCCCCGCGCAGGGGTAACTCGACTTTGCCGTCGGTGTCGTCGAGCTCAATGTCGAGCTGGTCAGCCTCAAAGCCCCGGTTGTCGGTCATGGTGAGAGAAATCAGCCGGTCACTAAAATTGCTGGTAATGTCCTGACTGTTCAGCGTCAGCATAAATGCCGGTGCAAGGCTGGTACCGGCGTCAATGGTCATACCCGTAATCATGCGGTCAGCCCTCCGAGCGCACCCTGCAGCTTATCGGTCAGATTACCGGCAGAGCCGAGAAGCTCGCTGGCCTGTTTATTCAGGTCGCCAAACATTGCCGTCAGTGATTCGTCGACCCGTTTCAGCGAAAGGGTGAAATCAATCTTTCTGGCCGCGCCGTCGCTGAAAAACTCGGTATGCGTGGTCGACACCGTCTCGACGATATACATCCCGAAGATATTGCCGGTTCCCTCAATCAGCGGCCAAGCTCTGCCCTCGTCGGCCATCAGTTCGACAGCCAGCAGAGATATACGACCGCCAGTAATGGCAGGATAAAGCGTACCGGCAAGCTGGATCGCGTTTTCCCCCTCGCCGAGAAACTGATACGCAGGAGGTTTGCCGACCCGGTCATTAGACGCCCAGCGGTAATTCTTCGAGTGCTGCATCGACTGATAAGGCAGGGTGCGACGTTCAAACACAAACATTCCAAGAGCAAGCATCATCATCAGTCTCCTTAATCGTGCATCATGCTGGCGCGGGCTTTGGCTCGCTTGTCGCGTTCATATTTTTCTAACGCATCCTGCAACTGGTTACCCAATTGACCACCCGGCGCGCCGCCACCCGGCAGGTTTATTTGATAGGTCGGGCTGCTCTGGTCAATATAGGTACGACCGGCGGGAGCCGTGACAGGCTGATAAGCCTGATACCCACCAAGCGAGCTGGTTGTCGGAATATACCCTCCACCCTGACCAACCGGCGGCGCTTTTGCTGTCTCCGCATCAATACCGCTCGATTCCTTTTTAACGAGGCCGAGCTTTTCGAGAATTACATCAAGACCACCACGCAGTTTATTGAAAATATTCAGAGGCAATATCAGCGCATCGGCCAGTGCCTGACCAAATATGACGCCGACATTTTTGCAGCTATCGAGCGTCTCCTGCGTGGCCTTGACCGGTGCAATCAGGTCTTTAAACCATTGCCAGACACCGCGCAGTTTCTCACCGAGGCCGTCAAAAATAGGTGCCAGTGGAGCGAACATTTCACCGACCGGAGCAAAAGCGCTCATGATGCCCTCAATCACCCCCGAGAAAAACGTACTGATGGGCTCCCAATATTTACGGATAAGCAGCGCCCCGGCCACAATAGCCGCACCGACGGCTACTATCGGCAAAGTAATTGCGCCGAGTGCGGTCACAATGGCACCACCGGCGACAGTAAAGACCGTACCCAGCACGCCAGCCGCGGCGATAATGGCATTAATCCCCATGACAACCGGCCACGCAACGAGACCAATGCCGCCGATGATACCAATCAGCGCCAGCGCGCCACCGGCAATGATGCCGATAGTTTCTGCCAATTCCTTGTTATCTTTGATCCAGTTGTCGAGTTTTAACACATACCGCGTGGCGGTTTGGGTAAGTTTACGCAATGAACTATCTTGCTGGTCATAGAGGTCAGTGCCGACCGCCTCATACGCTGACTGGAACTCCTTGAAGTCGCCGCCGAGGTTATCCTGCATAACCTTGACCAGTTCCTCGGTTTTACCGTCCGAGGCTTTTATCGTCGCAGTGAGTTTATCGAGTTTTCCGCTGGCCGCTGCCGCCATCAGCACACTTGCGGATTTCATAGCCTCCTCGCCGAATATGGTTTTCACATATTCAGCTTTCTGACCAGTGCCGAGCTTGTTGCGCTCAAAACTGGCCTGCATTTCTTTCAAGATGGTAAATAATGGGCGCGTATTGCCTTTTCTGTCCGAGGTTTTAACACCCAGCTCTTTGAGGGCATCATATGCTTTGCCTGTTGGTGCCTGTAGTCTTGTTATAACAGCCGCGCCGCCCGTCCCAGCCATTGACCCCCTGATGTTATTATCGTGAAGTGTGCCGGTAATCGCCGCCGCTTGTTCAAGACTCACCCCGGCATTTTTCGCAACAGGGGCAAGGTAACTTAATGAGTCACTTAGCCCCTGAAAATCAGCGGTGGTTTTGTTCATCGTGGTTGAAAGAACGTCACCAATATGCGCAGCTGCGTCATTAGAGAGCTGAAAGGCGGCTTTTGTACCCATCAATAGTTGCGCGTTTTCCTCCATTGTTTTTCTGTTCGCAAGTGACAGGTTGAGAGTCACAGGCGTCATGGCCGCTATAGCTTCAGCATCACCGCCACCTTTTGCGATAATAATCTGCGCACTGGCGGCATCATCGGCAGAGGCGGCAGTATTGTCGCCGAGCTGGCGCGCCTGTTTGCGTAGCGCCTGCATTTCTGGCGACTGCTTATCGACCCCGAGCACGGCCTGCAGCTCGGAATTTTTCTGCGCAAAGTCATAACCGGGCATCAGTAATTTAACCCCGGCCATCGTTCCCGCTGTCGCGATACCGACCCCGGCTGCACCTGCTGCGGCCATGTTACCGGCAAGCTCCTTACCTGATTTATATCGCTCTTTCACCCGACTTAATTTCGCCTGTTGAGCACTGACGCGCGCCAGTGCCTCACGCTGGCGATTAAGCTGCGCAGTTGTTTCGCTGATAGATGTTTTGAGCCGACGCTCATCGGCAGACAGGGTGCGGGTATTGATACCGGCCTGCATCAGCTCGGAGCGCTGGCGCTGCACCGACGTTCTCAGGCTGTTGTATTTCGTCTGCAACTCAGAGGCGGCACGCTTTGCCGCTTCGAGTGCCTGCGCCTGCGCGCGGGTCGGACTGGTCGTGTTTTTAAACTGCACGGCCAGCTCACCGGCTTCGCGCTTTGCTTTCTCAAGTGACTGACTGGTCACGGCCAGTTGTGCACTGGCCTTACGAAAACCGTCGATTTTTGACGCCTGACCGTTCAGGTCACGCAGCCCTTTTTGTGTGTCACGAATATCACCCGACAGGGCTTTACTCGCGGTCTGGATGGATTTAAGCGGTCGGGTCGCCTGGTCGACCGCTTTCAGCAATACCTCAAGCCTCAGGTTATTACTCATTGTGGTTTCCGCTACGCTGTAGCGCCTTTTCGCGCCATGTGATGAGCTCGGTCAGGCTCAGGGAATAGAGCTCTGATGGCGGCCAGTGGAAAATCACTGCGATATCCGCCATCAGGTCATCGGTCGACAGGTCTGGCGGAAAATCTATTCCGCCGAAGCCGGTGACAAAAAACCAATCACCTTCGCGGCCAGCGACAGCATATCGGGCAGGTTCATCGCGGTAAGTTCCTGCGTGGTGAGCGCGGGATAAGTCATGCGGGGCAGGACTTTAATCAGTGCATCGACTTCGGACTGCGCCACTGCCGCCAGACTGACACCGCGCAGGGTACCGGCGTTCGGCTCAATCAGGGTGACTTTATCAATCGTCTGACCGGCGCGCTTAATCGGCTTGTCGAGGGTCACGACGTTCGGGTTTACGGTGTCAATTTCATTGCCAGCCGTATCAACAAATTCAGGGGTGTTGCGTGGTGCTTTTGCCATGATGTTTTTCTCTGTTCTGAAAAGGGATTAATAACCGGCCAGCAGTGCTGACCGGTCAGGGAATTACAGCCCGATTGCCCGGCGGTGCTGTTCCAGACGGTCGACGCCGTTCACCTTCTCGACCATGTTGACAGTGTCGATTTCGATGATGTCGCTACCATCAATTGTCAGGCGATAGTAGGTGCAAACGGTCGACAGTTTGGTCGAGGTGTTTTCACCCTGTTTATTCTCACCGCCGTCGATTTCTTTGTGACGGCCACGCATGACAACCTCGACCGCCACTATTTCGCCAGTATCGTCGCGCTGGTAAGAGCCTGCGAAACGCAGCGGCACAGCATCAGCACCCGGCGCGGCATATTGCGCCCACAGCGCCACATCAGGCAGGCCACCGACAGACCACTCGACGGTTAACGCATCATCATCGAGGCCGAGGTCAATCGCCGCCGCGCCATTCATGCCGCCGCCACGATAGTTTTCGAGCTTGCGGGTCAGCTTCGGCAGCGTCACGGATTCAACTACGCCCATGTAGCTGAGGCCGTCATTGAACATGTTCAGATATTTGAGTTTGCGGGGTAGTGCCATGTTTTTTCTGGCTCCTTAGCTGTTGACCGATTCGGCCAGATTCACCAGATATTTATCGGTGATACGCTGGCGCAGGGTCAGGCTTTCCAGTGGGGGAACCGGCGTATAGTCGTAGTCGATATACAGTTTTCCGGCCTTGAGGGTTTCCTTATCGTTCGATGCCTCGTCGAACCAGCATTCACCATCCACGATGTAGCCATTTGATTTCAGCTCGCGGAATTTGGCATTAATGCCGTCAACAATGTCACGGATGAGCGATGCGGTGATGGGCTTATCAACCGCCCACATATGCGCTTCGGCCATCGTGTCGGCCAGCACTTGCGCGGTACGGGTGTAATTCTCAAACAGGAAAAGCGGGTCATCAGAGCAGGTGCGGTTACCCCAGAAGCGGAAACCGTCTTTACGCACCAGTGTAGTGACTCCGGCCTCGTTGAGCAGGTCAGCATCGGTGCCGGATGCCTGCAAATCCCAGAAGACCGACGCGCTGATGCCGGTAACGCCCTGCACGCCAACGTTAGACAGGGTTTTGTGCCAGCCGACGGTTTGGTCGATGTAGGCGCGCAGACCGAGTGCGCGCGCAGTAGCCCAGGCGGTTTTGGTCGCGTTCGCCGTGGTATCCCATGACAGAAAATCGGGCCAGATGACCATCAGCTCTCGCTGACTGAAATTCTCGCGATAGGCCATCGCTTCGGAAATGGTCTTACAGCCCCATGCGCTGACATAACCAAACGCGCGCAGACTGATACAGACAGACGCCAGTGCGGTGGCAACTTCCTGCGTATCGAGGCCCGGCACGCCGAGAATGCGAGGCTTTACGCCGGTGTCGGCTTCGGCAGTTAACAGTGCTTTGATACCGGTGTATTTACCGTTCTCATCCGTACCGCCGATGATGTTGGAAATGGTCTGCTCCTCGGCATCGGCACCGGTACCCTCAGCAACGCGCACGACAACGGTGACGGGCTTTGACTGGTCGGCGATGGCCTGCAGGGAAGCTGACAGCGTGCCTTTCTTACCGGCTTTCGCAATGGCGCTCTGCACATTGGTAATCAATACCGGCTTGTTGAGGGGGAATGTAGCGGCATCCGCATCGCTGGCCGTGCAGACCATGCCGATAATCGCTGTTGATACGGTGGATATTACGCGGGTGCCGTCGTTAATCTCAAGCACCTGTACGCCGTGGTGAAAATCACTCATCCGTTTAACTCCGTGGTTAGGGGTGAGCATTATTTTCAATCGTGGGGGAAGGGGTGACGAGTCATCCCCGTTGGTGCATGAACAGCACAACGGGAACGACCGCCAAAGAGTCAGGCGACGCGACTCCAGCACATTAAAAGCGTGTGCGCCTCAACCACGCTGAACGATTTACCGTCGCCGAGGTTCTCGGTTTTTCCGGTTGTCGAGTGCTTATGAGGTGGGATAGTAACGTCATGTGAGTGCGCTGGCGCATCACTGGTCAGGTTAAAATTAGCATCCTTCTGGTTATCCGTGCCGTGTGTACCTTCCCGCCATTGTTCACCCGGTGCACCGTCACCGCCCTGATGGTTATGCGCTCCGTTTTCCGTTGTTGTCAGCGTCTTTTCTTCCTGTTCGCTGGTTTCTCCAGTTACATCAATCTGCACTGCGGGAAGGTTGGCTCTCTGGATCGTGACGGTATCGCTACCGCCGGTTTGCCCGACATCTGAACCATCAGCCTTGCCGACGCGGATCGTTTTATTTTCGCCGGTGTAAACCCAGTTCGACCACGGCCAGCGCTCATTCGGGTTCAGGTTCTGATTAAAAAAGCGGGTGGTTCCGGGTGGGTTATCTTCTTCCCACGCATCACGCACGGCTGATTTAACCGCATCAGCGATAGCCTGCTTAATATCTGTATCAAGCTGCCCCACCACTTCATCAGCGTAATCCTTCGCCTCATCCCTTGCCTTATTAACCTCATTAATGGACGCGATAATGACCGCCGGGTCAGTCATCAGTTGTACGCTGGCTATATTGCTGACCGCAATCCACAGATTTACCGACTGTAATCGGCCCGCCCCTTCCGCCAGTCGCGGCTTATAGGATGGCGGCAGGTTCGCAACCGCAAGACAAACGCCGTTATCATCATACAGTGCAGCCTCCCTTAACCAGAAACCGCCCACCTGTGGCATCATGACCATTTCGGCGCGGATAACACTTTCAGCCCGGTCAGCAATGACCAGCCTGTTAAGAGGTGCCCGGTACAGCTCGTTAACCAGTCCCTCCTGCTCCGCCATCGCCACAGGCAGACTGCCACTGCCGTCACCTACGCCCATATGTGAGAACCCCACAGGCTCACCAGTCAGCGCGGCCTCTGCAATCCTCTCGCTACCCTTCCGGGTTAATATCGCCTGGTAGACCTGCGTCATATTTCCCCCTGATTATTCCCAGATACCGGCTGCGGTGCCGACCTCGTATCGAAGCCAGCTCATCACTTTATTCATATTCTTAGAGCCAATATCGCCGTTAAAAATCAGTACAGCAGAGGTTCTGGCCCCGGTCAGAAATTCACTGGCTGAATACGTTGAACCAATTAAAAGGGTCCTGTCACTGACAGCCCGACTGTTGAGATTTATTGCGGCATAAGTACCAACATTGCCTTTCAGAAACCAGGCCCCCGTCGCCGGGGCACCTGATACAATCTGACCAACGACAGCAAAGTCATTTTTGGCAAATGTTGTGGCGGCACCTGCACGCTGAACACCCACAATGCCTTCCTGTGCATAGGCCATGACGCTATTTCCGGCCCACATCAATGAATCACCGGTTACTGCTCCGGTATTATCTTTGAAGTAGTTCGATACCACGGGCTGACGCACAGTGGTTTCAGAAGAATCCGGGCACTGTGAGATAGTCACAACCGTCATTTTGTCAGTTGGTTTAATCTGCGTATCGAAATGATTACCATGAGTCATATCTGCATAATGCCGCGAATAAACCGGCTTGCCGATTTGCAGCAATGGAAGTTCAGGATTTGCAAAGTTATAAAGCGGGTCAACGTTTCGCGAACCGATAAAATACGCCCCCGCAAGATTATCCTTAACGGGTGATTGCGCCATAATATCAAAAAGCTCGAAATCTTCGATATAAGCATAGCGCGGCCCCTCCGGAAAAATCACATCCTGCTGTTTTAATACCGCCATCTTATGCCTCCAGAAAATAATGATTCAGTTGGTTAAATAAAGACATTGCGCCCACATCACTGAGATGCAGGTTATCTTTCCACATCCCCTGTGCGCTGCTTTTTGCGTAGCTGGTATCCATAGCGTCATACAGCGAGAAATATTCAATCCCCATTTCCTTTGCCACATCCCGCATAATGTCGCGAAATGCAGAAAGTGGATTATTTCCGGTAGCATTACATTGCGGTGGCGTCACCAGAATAATTGCCGAATCCGGTATTTCAGCCTGCCATGCCTGAATCCACCACGTCAGACCATCACGAAACGATTGCAGGGATACGCTCTGGCGGTAATCATTCGTTCCGATAATCAACATCAGCACATCAGGTGCCACAACCCCGGCGGTCTGTTTCAGGTACGGCAACGTTTTTATATACTGCGGCGCGGTTATTCCCCCGTTGCCGAACTTACTTACTTCGACACCATTACCAGTACCTTCAGCATAAAAACCGTAGATGACAACCGTTCCGGTATTGCCTGTCAGGTCAATATTGATTGCAGTGGATTTAGAGATATCCAGACCGGATACCATCACACTGACAATTTTATTTGTTCCATTACCTTTAACCGTAACCGGCGCTGAACCATTGACGGCATATCTGAATGCACCATCGCCATCATAATAAAAAATACGAATGGCTTTAGAAAATACATTACCAAGTGATAAAGTCGCTTCTGTACCCGCTGAATAAATATACTGCCCGTCCACTGGTGTGGGATATGACGGCGCGGCGGATGTTGTTGAGGCATCATAAACCAACCAACCGGAACGAGTAAGCGCAATATCGTTTAGCAGGTTAGGGTTATCAATATTCAGCTGCAACCAGCCATCGCCCGCCTTTCCGTATTTGTCATAAAAGTAATTCGCAATCACCTGCGCAATCGTCTTATGCTCTGTCCATGAATCGCCGCTCAAACCAATGGTAATTTTTGCCGCCTGTTTCAAATCAAGCTTTGCCTTTTTAGCGCGATATTTCCACAACGTACCCGCACCACTAATGTTTTTCGGTGTTTCGTCTGGCAACTCAATCTGTGAGACAATATCTCTTAATACATCAGAATGCAGGCCTGACATATTAACCAGTCCGTCTTCAATCCAGATAGCAACCTTTCCCTCACCATCGACATTGAGCGCAACCTTTCGGTTATTGGATTTTATATCCAGCACAGGACTGATATCTTTATGCAGTCCCGTTCCGTTAATCAATCCATCCTCAAGCCATATAGCAACCTGGCCAATTTTGTCCATTGTAACTGGTACTTTCCTTGGGGAAGAAAGCACGTCAACAAGTCGGTTTTTCACATATAAATCACTGATGTAACGCCCGACAGGTAATGCCGTATTTTCCACATTGGCATAATAAATAAATGCATATTCTGCACTCGCTCCCTGCGCAACGCGAAAAACCTTTCCGGCGGGCGTCTCTTTGAGGCCTGCGATTGTCCCGTCCGGGTCATCCTCGGTAATAAAAAAGGTACGGTCTTTTGCATCATCAATAGATTCAATGCGTTGTTTTAATAATGCCGTGCGGTCTGCCAGTTGTTTTGCCTGGACATTAATACCGCCCAAACGACCGCCCTCAACTTTATCCCCTCGGGCGATAAGCGTGACATTTTCAGGCCATGAAGGCTGCTCAATAATATTCAATGTTACCTCCCGGAATAACTATACCCACCGCCATAATTTGCGGAGGCGTCATAATAAACATTGTCATCAGGCGCATATCCCGGCGGATATACCGTTATTATTTCTCCGTCGACAACGGCTGTGCCAATGTGCGCAATACCATATACACTTGCCGATAGTGTCAGTTGTGAAATATGGCGACTCACTGGCTTTGCATCGCCGATAATCCGCTCCAGCTCTTTAATCATTGACTCAGTGATACCAATATCATTGAGGTCAATCTCAAGGCGGAATGTCCCGGCAGGGTCGGCCACTTCCCACCATTCCTGGAGCGTCATGCTATAGCCCAGCGTTTCAATCACGCGCCGCACGGCGGCGACGGTTCCCTTACGTTGGTGGATCCAGAAAGCATCACTGACCGCCTGTCGTTTAACCGTCTCTGACCATGTTTCCTCCCAGCGGTCGACGGAAAACGCCCACGCCAGATAAGGCAGGAATTTCACAGGGCATTTCCACGGATTCCACAGGTCACGCAGCGGGACGGATAAATCACTGATGACGGCGCACGCTTCGGCGGCTCGCTGTTCCAGCACCGACGACCCTGTCGCCATCAACGAGTTATTCATCTGAGCCCCCGATAATGACACTGGCTTTCGTGCAGTATGCAGCCTGCGTTTTATCGAGCACCACGTCGGCCAGTGGCTCACGCAGTTCGACATGCTGAACACCCTGCACATGAAGCGCGGCGTAAATTGCGGATAGGCGGATATCCCGCCCGAGGCGGCGCTGCTCGGTGATATACGCGGTTAACTTCGCTCTGGCGGCGGCAAGAATCGGCTCAGTCGCCGGGCCGGGGTACACGTACAGCACCGCATCGACTGCATAATTAACAATCTCAGCCGAGACGACAGTCAGACGGTCACCCACCGGGCGCACGCTCTCATCATTCAGGGCGGCGCTTACCTTCTGCAACAAATCATCCGACGCCGTGCCGTCACCTTCCCGCGATAACACCGCAATAGTGACCTCTGCCGGGGCCGGACTGTTCGCCGAGGCGTCCGCGACGCGGCCATCGGCGCTCAGGGCATGAAACTCATAAGCACCGGACGGCCCGGCAACGCTCATCCCCTCAAATGCCGCCGGAATGCGCTGGCGCAAATCGCTGTCGGATTCCATGACCGCATCCACTGGCGGTATCTGGGTATCGTCTCCGGGCGTGATGACAAGGCGCTCAACGTTGTTATTTGCCGCAAGCTGGTCGAGGTCGTTTTTGATGGCATAGGCGACCATTCCGGCCTGTGCTGCCTCATTAATGCGCTGGCGTAAAATCACCTCACGGTACGCATTCTCCTCCAGATATTTCACCAGTGGCTCTGACTCAAATGTCAGCACTCTTGCAACCGCGTCCTGTTCATCTTCCGGGTACAACGAAATCAGCGTCGCTTTGCGCTCGGCGAGGATGGATTCAAAATCCAGTGTTTCCACCACATCCGGCGCGGGGAGCTGGCTCAGGTCAATAACAGCCATAGGTTCAACTCACAGGAATCGTTAAAGAAAGGCTCTCGCCCGTATCGGCTATCTGGCCGGTCACGTCGACGACCATCTGCCCGTTAAACTGTCGCGCCGTGGTGATACTGGTCAGCCTGACACGCGGTTCCCATTTCATAATGGCCATATAGCATGCCGCCATGATTTGTAACTCAAGGGCCGGGGTCTGGGGCTGGTCAATCATCTGCGACAACAACGAGCCATATTCACGACGCATGACGCGAGAGCCGATGGGGGTACGCAGAATATCCCCGATGCTCTGGCTGATATGGTCAACATCCGAAATGCGCTCACCGGTCGTGCGATTCATACCGAGATAACGAGCCGTCATTGGGTGCCCTCCGTCCATTCATCGCCGCGCCTGATGCCGCCGTGACCGTGTTTATCCACCTGCACACCGTTTGATGTGAAAGCGCCGCCGCTGTGCTCGATATTGCCGGACATTTTCCCGCCTTTTTTCACCTCCAGCGTGCCGGTCGTCAGCTTGTTGGTGCAGACCACCTCCGGCGTATCGAGGGTGACGCGGGCCTCGGCTTTTATCAGCACCACCGGCACGCTGACGGCAACCGAATCGGATGCGGTCACATCGGCGGTTTTAATGCCGGTGACGGTCAGCGCGCCGGTTTCCGGCTCATAACTCATGACGGCACCATCGGGAAACTCAACGAGCCACGCATCCGCCGAGGCCGACGGCGCGGGGTTGTCGTCGGAATAAATACCCGGTAGCACAAACGCGGTATCAAGCTCACCACCGATTGCCAGCAGCAGCACCTGCTCACCAACAGAAGGAGCCCACCACGTGCGCGACCGACCGGCGCGGGTGGTCAGCCAGTTCAGCCATGTCGTCTGGATCCCGCCGCTTTGTACGCGGCACAGCCCCTGCACGGTATCGACCTCAGTCACCACGCCTGAGCGGATGAGGTTGCGAATCGCGCGAGCGAGCTCCTGTATCGTGGATAACGTATTCATGGTGCAAGGATGCCTCTGGTCAGGAGTCGCGCCAATTCGCGGGCCTCCGGTGGTGGTTCACACAATATTTATTTGCCGAGGTGCCTGATAATGACGTCTTCAATCATCTGCTCATCGTCGCGGGTGAAACCGAGCAACGGGCGCGCCTCGTACTGCACATCCCGGCTGTTGCGGTTTGGTCTGTCTTTGAGGCCGTACTGATGCACCCGAGCCATGCGCTGCACCTTTCCGGTAAACTCCACCACCGCCGCACTGTCGCTGCCTTTGGCTTTCATAAAACGATTAGTACGCAGTTTTGCAAACATCTCGCGCTTAATGCGGCCTTTCTTGCTCCGCACCGGCTGGCGCTTCCGCGCGGCATACGGGGTGCCGTCGGGTGCCTGCTGTCGTTTGATGCGCTGTTGCTGACTGATGCGCAGCTTTTTTGCAATGTCAGCCGCCATTTGCCGACGCGCCGTCGGTGACAGGCTGGCAATCAGACCGGCGAGGCGCTCCTGCAGCGCGGTTAATTCACTCATCCCACTGGCTCACTAACTCACCGTTGGCATACATGGCGACCGGACGCGTCACCAGTTCAGGCAAAGGCGGCTCAGGGGCATAACTGACATGCAGCGCACCGTCGACCTCTTTGACGAGGGTGCGCTCGGAGAGCCTCAGGCTGATACTGATATCGAGCGAATCGTCATTATTGATATCAATAATCCAGGTGAAACCTTTTTCCCGCCCCTCGTCGGTGGTCATAATGTCCGGCTGATGCTCGCGCAGCCACGCCTGCACCGGCACGAATATCAAATCGAGGTCGCCGGTGAAGTCGGTCACCACTACGTTAAGCACGTAGACCTTTTCAAACGACAGCGAGCTCGCCAGTCGGGAATCGGTATGTCCGTTGTCGGCGAAAAGGCGCAACATATCGGGGTTATTTCGGAGCTGCGGCACGGCGTTAATCAGCGCTTTGCGCAGGCTTTTGTGCTTCTGCATCGAGTTCATCCTGACAGTGTTTGACGGTTTTGACCTGCAGCGCACAGGCTGTCAGCGCGCCCTCAAGGCGGCGGATATCTGCGCTCAGGTCACCATTCGTTTTCGGGTCACTTTCCGGCATCGGGCAAAGGCTCACCCTCGGGCATCCGCTGACCACAATCACCGGCGCTGGGGCAGGCGGTGCGGGTGTGCAGCCGACGCACAACATCAGGCAAAGGGGCGCGATACCAGCGGCGAAAGTCCTCATTTTCATTAAGTAACCTCGTTATCGTCTGCTCACGGCGGCTGGCTTCTTCACCGGCTTTTGCGAGCTGTTCGCGCAGTGCCACCTGCGCGGATTCATTACGTCGGGCAAGCTGACCGGCAACACTGAGCTGATTTTTCAGCATGCCAATCGTCGTCTTTTGTTCTCTCGCGACACGGTTCACCACCTCAAATGAGCGGGATAAATTGCCGTTCTCATGGCGCAACCACAGCAGCCCGAGCACAGCCAGCACCAGCGCAGAGGCCAGCAACATCACAATGAATCTGGACACAGGCCAGCCCCCTCTATGCGCTGGCGGTAAGTCTCGCGAACGGCCTTAAAGGTCAGAACACAAAGCAGGTAGACCAGCGCTGTAAAGATCCAGCCAGCCCCAAGTAAACAGACCGTGGTAGCAAAGAAAATAATGAGAGACCATGCGTGGCGCGCCTGCGAAGGTTTGCGACAAAAGACGACGCGAAATACCTTCATCAGGTCTGGATTGACGGGAATACTTTTGCCGGTATTTCGCAGCCAGTGCTCATAGGCGACCACACCGGCGAGGCTCGCCGTAATGCAGACAAAACTGCCAAACAGCGCCCATGCGGCCACAAAATTAACAGCAGCGCTTTGCGGCGATACCAGCCCCCAAAGCAGAACCAGTGCCAGCAGAGCATCGAAAATCAGGGAACGTAAATATTTTTTCATTGAGTTACTCCTTTCATGCAATACGCCAGTTCCCGCGCGCGGCGGTTTTCCAGCCCTTTGTTTTTAGTGCCATTGACGTACACCCAGCGGGTAAGCTGGTCGCATGCCTGCCACCACTGATGACGCTTGATGTAAGAGACCAGCGTCGAGCGACAGGCCGCGCCGGTGCCTACGTTAAAAGAGAAACTGACCAGCGCGTCGTAAACAGGCTGCGGCATGGTGACCGGCACGCAGACCGCGAGACGGCGCTCGGTATTCAGCACGTCGGCGACCAGATTTGCCGCCGCTTCGCGCTCGGTGATATCGCGTTTCGGTACCACCCCGGCAGTGTGGCCGATGCCTGACGTCCACACACCCGCGCTGCACTGGTAAGGTGTCAGGCGACACCCTTCGAGGTCGGCAATCAGCGCCAGACCGTCAGGCGAGGTATTTAGCAGACGAAAATCAGGCATCAGTGCCGCCAGCGCCAGCACTGCGGCCACACTGCAACGTTTAACGATTGAGCTCACGGGTCACCCCTTTGTCGATTCCCATTTTGGTCAGGTAACGAAAGGTTTTGCGCCGGTACCAGAAATTCACCGCCGCCGTAAAAATGGCGCACAGACTACCCACATACAGCGCCAGTTTTTCGGGCGACATTGCCCCGAAATACGCCAGCCCCACGGCCAGCCAGTAGGCGATAAACGTGGTAATTTTTTCCATACTCAGTCCCATAGGTTCAGGGTCTCCGCCGTGGGTGATGTTTCAACGTCTGGCAGGTCAATCGCCGTACCATGCGGCAGAATGACGCCCAGCTCAGACAGGCCGGGATTAGCCTGCAGCACCGTCTCGACCACACCCTCAGTGCGCCCGTAATACCGGGCGCAAAGCATATCGAGGGTGTCGCCCTGCATCGCGTAGACTTTCATCAGAGCTGACCCACGATGCAGCGCGGCTTATCCTGCAGGCGCGAGACCGACCAGCGCATATCCCGCCACAGGTCATCAATGGTGGTTTCGACGCTGTCGGCTTTTTTGTCACCCTTGCCGGTAGCCTCAACGCCGCGATAACGCTCATACAGGGTGGCGGTCGCCATCGCCGTCACAGCGCTCAGGTAGTGGAAAACGCGCACATTCTCGCCGTCGATTTCCTCGGCGTCAGGTACGTCGGCCAGTTGCTTAAACCCCGCAGCAATCTGGCGCAGCCGGTAGTCATAAAGCTCCGCATTGGTTTCCGCCATGCCGGTCTTGATGGCGTTGCGCAGGCGCGCATCAGAAACCGTCTGCTCAAGGCGCATCAGCTCGCGCACCCGCTTCGGATCCACGTCAGGGAAAAAGAACGTATTTTTAATCACTGCGACGCCCGTCTCCGGTGCGGGAATCACCACGCCCGGTACGTCCTGCGGCTCGTCGGGCTGATTCAGTATTACTGTCGTCATGACAACCTCATTAGGTTGGGCGGTGGACGCCGGTCGCCGTCAGGGTCAAAACCCGCTTTGACCGGCGTGCCGCCCGGCTCGGGGAGCGTTCAGTTAACCGGCGGTTTTTACCGCCTTTGGCGGACGCCCGCGCTTTGCTGCCGGTTTGACAGCAGGTTTGCGCGTGCGCGGTTTAGTCGTTTTACCGGGTGCTGCCTCTGGCTTTGGCTTTAATGCCCGTTCCAGCCGCTCAATTTCTTTGCGCACACCGGCATTGCGGTCGAGCTGCATGGCGCGCTGAAACTGCGCCAGCGCCTCAGCGCTCTGACCGGCATCGCGCAGGGTCAGGCCGGTCACCTTGTGCAGACGGGCGCGTACCATATCGGGAACGTCGGCACCGTCGGTCAGGTCGATAGTGGTCAGCAGTAATGCGAGGTTGACAGGCTCACCGGCATCGCGCAGGCGCTGTGCGGCAAGCGCCACCTCCTCAACCAGCATGTAAGGCGTCGTGCGGCGATGGTCAGAGGTGAGGCCGTATTTCAGCGCATAAGGGGCGATGTCCAGCGCGCCAGCGATATCACCGGCATCGAGACGCCACAGCATGACGGTCATCACAATGTCATCCTGCGCACCACGGCCATCAGCCAGCACACCGGCGACCCACGGCGCATAGAACGGCAGCAGCTCGCGCTTTTTCTCGGCTTTGCGTTCATTTGAACGGATGTTTTTTAACGTGCGGCGGTCTTCGGCCAGCTTTACCAGCATCTGCTCATAGGCGGTTGCATGGCGCAGCGGGGCTTTTTCCCGCTGCGCGGCTTCTGAGGCCGAGACCCGCATCATGTGACGCTGTGCGGGGCTCGTCATGGGCTTACTCTCCGCTTTCCGGTGCTGCAGGTGCGGTGAAATCGCCCAGGGTGATATTTTCCAGCAGGCACCCGGCGGAATAAGCTTCAATCACGTAATCGATGTTCATCGATTCATAGTTTTCGACGCGGTCTTTTTTCGGGTTCTCATCAATGCTGCGGCGGTGACTCTCATCCATGAAGTAGATAGAGAGGTTTTCCAGCGTGGTCACGAATACCGCATTCGCAGGGAAGTACGGCACGCGCACGGCTGGCAGGTTGCCGATGCGCTTCTGGCTGATGATGATATCTGCCGCGAGCGACTCGCTGTTTTCCTGTTGTTTGTTAACCAGCGGGAAATATTTGTCGGCCAGCAGCTTACGGCCAACGATAGCAACGAGTTTCGGGTCATCCTGATAAATCTCGTCAATCAGGGTGTTGGTACCGTCCATCACCAGCGCGTCGAGGTTCTCATAGTCGCCATTTTTACCGACGCGAATCACGTCAGAAATAACGCTACCGTCCTCAGCAGTGATTTTGCTCATCACGCGCGCCGGGGCTTCGTTGCGGTACTTCTGCAGCCAGCCGACGGCCACATCCTGCAGCATCGGGTTTTTGCTGCGGTCTGAGGTATCAGCGCGGATGGTGCCGTTGAACCCGGCCATGATGAAATCCAGTGCCTGACGCTGGACAATGGCGTCGCGAATGCGGCGCTGGAAGTCCTGAAAACGCGCCCAAAGGTCGAGGCGTTTATAGGTCAGGTGGAAGTCAAAGTTAATCTGATTGCACTCGTACTTGTTGGACTCAAGCGCGGTGAAATCTGCGGTCTGACGCTCTTTGTCGCCCGAGGTGTCAGTTGTGCTGGCGATGGTGCCGGTCACACCGACGCCGATTTTCTCACCCTTCATTTCTGCGACCGGCAGAATATTAATCATCTGCAGAAACGCGGATGACGCCTGCACGGTATTCATCAGCGTTTGCGTGACAGACGGCTCGACGGTGAATTTTTTGCTGACGTCATCAACGCTGATGCCGTTCAGTTTGGCGAGCTGGGTCAGATAGGCATTGAACTTAAAGCGGGTTTCCTGACGCATAATATTTCCTGTTTGAATTAATCGGTTAGTCACTGCATCGGGCGGGATTGCCGCCCGGTTTCGGTCTGCGGTTTATCAGCAGTCGGTCAGCAGCTCATCGCCACCACCGCCACTGGCTTTTGTGCGTCGCGGCTGGCTGAAACTTTCGGTTTTATCGAGGGTGGTTTTCAGTTCGGAAAATGCCCGGCTGGTTTCTTCAACCTTGCCGGTCAGCTCCTGTTTGAAGGTGGCAAGCGCCGTTTCCATATCGGAAATACGCTTATCCTGCGCGCTCAGGTTGGTCTGCACATGCTCGCTGACGGTGGTCACCGCTTCATGCACATCATTCAGGCGCGCATCGTCGCTGACCTGTTTGCGGCTGAAAATGGCTTTCACCTTATCGGCCAGGCTGTTGAGCACCGTGTCGGGAACGTCTTCAAATTCCAGCTCGGCCAGCGTCGCGGCGGAAAAGACGTTTTCAGGGTTAGCCTTAAAGCGCTGCAGCGGGTTGTGCTTGGCGTTGCGGCAGAATTCGAGGTATTCGGTGCCGAGGCTCGCCGGGTCATCGGTGACCGCAAGGCCGACGAGGTAGCATTTGCCGGTATTGGCAAAATTCGGCTGAATTTCCATTGAGGTATAGACCTTCTGCAATTTTTTATTCATTGCAATCAGGTCATCGGTCGGGGTGATTCTGGCGAACAACGCCCATTTGCCGTTAAGCGCAGAATCGTCGTCAATCTTTTCGGCTTTCAGCTCAACCACATCGCCTAAGCGTTTGAAGTCGCCATCTGGAAAGAGACCGCGAATATGCTCAAGGTTAATGCGGCAACCGTAGACGCGAGGGTCAAACGATTCGGCCATTTCCTGAATATCGCTGGCGCTGATGATACGCCCGTCGCAGGTATCACCCTCGACACCGATGCGAAAGAATTTTGAGACTTTTTTTGCCATTGTCAGGAGTCCTGAGGTTGGGGTTACTGGTCAACGCCAGTTTCCAGACTCAGGACACGCCAGACCACCAATGACGACTGGATAACCGCCCACACAACAGCACCTTAGCGAATCACCGACGGCCATTAAGTAGCCTTACCCTGAACCCACTACGGCGAGGCATCAATGACCATCTCCACCGATACAACCTTGTTGCATGACCCGCGACGACAGGCATCGCTGCTTTACTGGCAGGGCTTTTCCGTGCCACAGATTGCCGAAATGCTGCAGGTTAAGCGCCCGACCGTGCAGAGCTGGAAGCAGCGCGACGGCTGGGACGGCATCGCACCGATTTCCCGCGTTGAAAGCAGTCTTGAGGCGCGCCTGATTCAGCTCATCGCCAAGCCGCAAAAATCAGGCGGCGACTTCAAAGAGATTGACCTGCTCGGACGGCAGATTGAGCGACTGGCACGCGTTAACCGCTACAGCCAGACCGGCAACGAGGTCGACCTGAACCCCAACGTCGCCAACCGCAACAAGGGCGAGCGCAAAAAGCCGAAAAAGAACTTTTTCAGCGATGAGGCTATCGGGAAACTGGAAGAACTATTTTTCGACCAGTCTTTCGGGTACCAGTTGCAGTGGTACCGCGCAGGGCTGGCCCACCGTATTCGCGACATCCTCAAATCCCGCCAGATTGGCGCGACGTTCTATTTCGCCCGCGAGGCACTGCTGCGCGCGCTCAAGACCGGCCATAACCAGATATTTCTGTCAGCCAGTAAAACGCAGGCTTACGTGTTCCGCGAATACATCATCCAGTTTGCGCGGCTGGTCGACGTCGACCTGACAGGCGACCCGATAGTTATCGGCAACAACGGCGCAAAGCTGATTTTTCTCGGTACCAATTCCAACACCGCGCAGAGTCATAACGGCGACCTGTATGTCGATGAAATATTCTGGATCCCGAATTTTCAGAAGCTGCGTAAAGTCGCCTCGGGCATGGCCTCGCAGAAGCACCTGCGCTCGACCTATTTTTCGACACCTTCCACGCTGGCGCACGGCGCTTACCCCTTCTGGTCTGGCGAGCTGTTCAACAAGGGGCGCAGCCGGATTGCCGACCGCATCGAAATCGACATCAGTCACAGCGCGCTCGCCGGTGGTCAGCTCTGCGACGATGGCCAGTGGCGGCAGATTGTCACCATTGAGGACGCGCTTGCCGGTGGTTGCACCCTGTTCGACCTCGACCAGCTCAAACGCGAAAACAGTGATGAGGACTTTAAAAACCTGTTTATGTGCGAGTTTGTCGACGATAAAGCGTCGGTATTCCCGTTCGAGGAGCTGCAGCGCTGCATGGTCGACGTGATGGAGGAATGGGAGGACTTTGCTCCGTTCGCCGACCATCCGTTCGGCTCGCGCCCTGTCTGGATTGGCTACGACCCGTCACACACCGGCGACAGTGCCGGGTGCGTCGTGCTCGCGCCGCCGGTGGTGTCGGGTGGCAAGTTCCGCATGCTGGAGCGCCACCAGTGGAAGGGCATGGACTTTGCCGCGCAGGCCGAGGGCATCCGCAAACTGACCGAGAAATACAACGTCGAATACATCGGCATTGATGCAACCGGCCTCGGTCTCGGCGTATTCCAGTTGGTGCGCTCATTCTACCCGGCGGCACGCGGCATCCGTTACACGCCTGAGATGAAAACCGCGATGGTGCTCAAGGCAAAAGACACCATTCGCCGTGGCTGTCTGGAGTACGACGCCGGGGCGACCGACGTCACGCAGTCGTTTATGTCTATCCGCAAAACCATGACCAGCAGCGGGCGCAGCGCCACCTACGAGGCCAGCCGCACCGAGGAAGCCAGTCACGCAGATATCGCATGGGCGACCATGCACGCCCTGTTAAACGAACCGCTTTCCGCCGGTAGCGGCATGCAGCCTAAATCTATTCTGGAGTTTAATTAATGAAGAATAACGTTTTCTCACAAAGCCAGATTCAGGCAATGGCCGATATTCTGCACAATGACAGCTTTGACTATCAGGCAACATGGTTGCGTGTCGGGAAACTCAATATCGACCGCAGCATCACCAAATCGCGCCAGATTGGCGCAACGCAGCTCTTTAGTCGTGAGGCGCTGCTCGATGCGCTGACAACGGGCGATAATCAGGTCTGGTTTGCTCACACCATTGAGCATGCGCGCGTGGCGCTGATGTACATGAATAACCTTGCGGCGCGCGTCGGCGTCCGTCTGACGAGCAACGGCCACAGCCTGCAGCTCGACGACGGTGCGGTTATCAGCTTTGTCGGCGAGGAATCCCACTGCGCAGCGCTGGCGGGTAATGTCTACCTTGATGAGTTCGGATGGTTCAATAACCCGCTAAGAGCGGCAAAAGTCGTGGCGGCTATCGCCTGCCATAAGCGCCACAATCTGACGATGTTCACCACACCATCAGACAGCTACGCAGCATTCAGGGTATGGAACGGCACAACCCGCAAGCACCGACCGTCACCGCTCATCAATACCGGCGACAGCGTATTTTGCACAGATGGTGTCTGGCGTCAGTCGGTCACTCTGGATGCAGCATGCCAGCGCGGATGCAATCTCTTTGCGCCTGAGGAAATTAAACGCGAATACAGCGACGATGATTATCGTCTGCTGTTTGGCTGCGACTGGTCTTTCGCTGTAGCAGCGGGTGAGGTGGCAGCATGAGCAAGCGCAAGCCACGCAAAACAGTCGCCACGACCGCCAGCGCCCCACAAAAAATGGAGGCGTTCACCTTTGGCGAGCCGGTGCCGGTACTCGATAAGCGCGACATTCTGGATTACGTCGAGTGCATCAGTAACGGCAAATGGTACGAGCCGCCGGTCAGCTTCTCCGGGCTGGCAAAGAGCCTGCGCTCTGCTGTACATCACAGCTCACCGATTTACGTTAAGCGCAACGTGCTCGCGAGCACCTACATTCCGCACCCGCTGCTGTCCCGTCAGGATTTCAGCCGCTTTGCGCTCGACTATCTGGTATTCGGCAACGCCTTTCTTGAGCAGCGCCACAGCGTCACCGGCCAGTTAATCAAACTGCTGGCCTCACCGGCCAAATACACCCGACGCGGGGTCGACGAGTCGATTTTCTGGTTTGTGGAAAACTTCACTCTGCCGCATGAATTCGCGCCTGATACCGTGTTTCATCTGCTGGAGCCCGATATTAATCAGGAAATTTACGGCCTGCCCGAATATCTCAGCGCGCTTAATTCCGCCTGGCTGAATGAATCCGCGACGCTGTTCCGCCGCAAGTATTACCAGAACGGCGCGCATGCGGGTTACATCATGTACGTGACCGACCCGGCACAGAGCGCGACCGACGTCGAATCGCTGCGCGAGGCGATGCGTAACTCGAAAGGACTCGGCAACTTTAAAAACCTGTTTTTCTACGCCCCCGGCGGAAAACCGGACGGCATAAAAATCGTTCCTCTGAGCGAGGTCGCCACAAAGGATGACTTTTTCAACATCAAGAAAGCCAGCGCCGCCGACCTGATGGACGCGCACCGTGTACCGTTCCAGCTCATGGGCGGCAAGCCCGAGAACATCGGCTCACTCGGTGACGTTGAGAAGGTAGCAAAGGTATTCGTGCGTAACGAGCTGTCGCCGCTACAGGACAGGTTCAGAGAGGTAAACGACTGGCTCGGCATGGAAGTCATCAGGTTCAAAGAGTACACCCTCGACAACCCGGAATAATCTCCCTCAAGCCGCCAGCATGGCGGCTTTTTCATGCCCCGCCACCATCACGCTTCAAACGCACCACACGCGCACGACCACACCAGACCACCAACGAACAGGCATCATCCACGACAGCGCCATCACGACGCGCTCAGACGATAATTTTTATTATTACGCACCACCGCTGGCGCGCAATGCTTTCCCCGCCACGCCTGCCCGCTTTATGGGTCGGTTTTAATGCAGTTGCATGACCACTCTGGATCCGCGCCAGCTCTGGCGGCGCACTGCCAGAACGTGCAAGCCTGACGCATGCAAAACCATGCACCTGTTGCATGCACGGCTAAAAAACGGGGAAATCGCGGGAAGATGGCATAATAAAACCGGCTTCAATCGTGCCGGTTTGGGTGGGTCTCAACGGGGCAGGCTAACGCCTCGCGGGGCTCGTTGTTCAACCCCGCCAGCACTGAAAACAAGTTTCAGCACCGGCGGCGTTTATTAATGCAGCCAGCTATCGTCCTCCCATACCTGCTGCATAATTTCCATTACTCGTTTTTTATCTTCGTCCAATTTTAAGCCGCTTAGCTCAACGCCATTTGCGGAACCTTTGCGAATGCGGATAGCGGTCTTTGGGTAGATGGGTTGAAGATTTCGGTACAGCTCAGCTTCAAGTGCATCCAACGTCGCCTGGCTAATTTTCTGCTCTTTGTCCAACGTGATATTGATTCTCATAATCTAATCAGCCTTATAAAAAATATCATCTTCGGTTTCGTTATTTTCGCTGTTTGCTAAGTCTGCAATGAGAGTGAGCGCGAGCTTTAAGTCTGACGGTTTGCAGTTTGCAATCAGAGATACCTCGGCAATAAATTGCACACAAGCCCACTTTTGCTGCGTTCGGCTGAAATGTTCGCCAACCATGAAATCCCTCCCATAGGGTTACTGTATATTTATACAGTAGCACATGTTAGCAAAAGATGGGAAGAAAAAAACGAATAGGGCGATTACCGTATGTACATGATATGGATGAGTATTAACGGTTATTTTTTCGATGCCATTTCCGCTAAAACCGCAACCCGCCTAAGGATTTTACTGGCTTGCGCCTGATGTGAAGGGGCAGCGGCGAAGATTTCACCTTTTGACGTTCCGCGCACCCATCGACCGTTAAAGCAACTTTTACCACCGGCCATCAGGTGCAGGGCTTCGCCCCGGCTGATAGTTATGCCGGTTGTCAGATGTATCTCGTCGATAGTTTTCGCTATAGCTGCGTTTTGCTCATCCGTTCCGTGGATGAATTTTCGCCGTATTGCTGGTTTTTGCTTCCTGAGTCTGTTGGTCATCTCTCGTCTTTCGCGCCGACTCAGTGGTTTTGATAAATCCAGTATCGGTGGATCGCTTTCGCTTCCCGTACAGTTATTGACAGAACTCCGAGAGGGCGCAGGAGCGCCCTTAACGTCAACGGCCAAATCAACGGCACGCTTCGGCACAATTTTCCACTGCGTTAGCCGGGTTAAAATCGGGGTGTCTACGCCTACGGTGGAATCGTATACGCCACGGATGCAGACGGTTTCCTCTCCATACTGGTTAAACTCGGTGCGCGGTTCATACAGCGTGCGCACCTGCAAATCATCACGACGGACAAACGGGCCACCTTGCGCATTAACGTAACCAGCCCAATCACCGGCGTCGGCGGCATCATGAACGGCGGCAAACTCAACGCTCAGGCCGTGCGCGGTCTCGGTATCAGCGAGACGACGTAACTCACGGTAGACCGTCACCGGTGCGCCACCGATAAACTGAAATTGACGGATGTGCCAGCGCGCGGCCCAGGCAGAAACGGCGGGGGCGGTCTCTTTCAACAGTTCGCCGCTTTCGTCGTCGGTTTCACCATCAAGAGCATAGCCGTCGATGTTTTTGGAAATGTATTTAGCGACATAGCCGGTTGCGCTACCTTTTTCCGGGTCGATTGCCTCGGCATGGAAGCGCGCTTTTTTGGCTTTATCGCTTCTCAGTTCGTGGCGGTCTTCCTCCCACGCATAATCACGGATGATGAGGCGCACGCGCTCGACATCTTCCGGCAACATGAACATAAGCATGTGCCAATGCGGCGTTCCATCATGGTGAGGCTCGGCAACACGTATGCCGAAAATGCGGATTTCTTCCCGGTGTAGCTTGGCGCGTATACGCGCCCAAAGACCGGTTAGATAGCTCTGCGTGTCCGACGGGCTGGCACCGTTCCATTTGCTGTTACGGTAGCCCGCTTTGGTGGTGGCGTGGTATTTAGACGGTGCGGTCAGGGTGTAAAACTCCCCGACATAACCGAGCTCATTACAGATATTTTCAAACCCACGGATGCGGGTCATCAGCTCGCAGCGGCGTATAGCTGGATTAGCGACTGAGCCGTCGTATTTTTCAATCAGGCTGATGCGGTTACCGTCTTCGTCTTCGAGATCCAGACCTTTGAGAAACTCACGCGTGCGGCGCTTCTGCTCGCGCCAGTCTGTCACGCAGTTTTTACTCGCGTAGGCGTGCTTTTTCTTGCTGACGTTGCCGACTGCAATTTGTAGATGTTCGCGCCATGACGACGCGACACGACGCAGACGATTACGCCACCATGACTCAGTAAACATACGGATTACTGCGGGGGCGATATCATCTTTGTTGAAGTATTTATTTGCCACGCGCTCCCAATGGGGAGGGGTGACATTGAATTGCAGAGAAATAAAACCAGCGTGCATGTACCAGGTGTATAGCGTCTTGAGCTCTCCAAAACCTGAATCATCAATATTTGCCAGCTCAGAACGAATGAAATTAGCAATGTCACCGGCGAGCAGGTCAACATCGGCGCGCGACATATCAGGGAGGCGGTTATATCTGGCAACCAGATTAACCATACATGACGCCAGATATTGCATGAGTCGGGTGTCAAAATGACCACCGAAAACGGCGGTTGATACATTGCTTTTGATACCCGCGCTCTCGTATTTTTTGGTGACCAGTTCAAGACGGGGTAATGCCTTTTTGCAAAAGCTGATAAAAAAGGCATTGGCTCGTTGACTGCCCTGATTTTGCTCCATTACCGCAGCAGTGCGATAAACATCAAAACGCACGCACTCAGGCTGGAGAGAAAGCCCCTTTCTCGCATGCAGCAAAGCCGCGAACATACGGTCGCGGCGATACTGTTGGTCATAGGTGAGGTATGGGCTGGCTATTGCCGACCGTGGAGCGTTCCACGGGTAAGCATAGTTTACGCTTACCCGCATAGCCCCCCCATCTGCCTGCGCTGTATGCTTAGCATCACATAGCCAGGAGCCCACTCGTTAAGGTCAGTTACATGAGTCACTAGCACGTAGACAAAAGCGCCGGTAAAACCGATCCTTTGGGGGTCATATTCGCAGGGACCATACTCGTTTAAGCAAAGTAAATCCCCAGCAGCAAAAGCACGGTCAGCAAGACGAAACTCGGCTTTTTTCGTTCCATTGATGACAGCCTGAAAAAACTCAGGCCGAATCTTTAGTTGATGTGTTTTTCTCATGCCGCCGCCTTGATTGAGGAGGCGCACATTTCTCCGATGCGCTTAATCTCTGCGGCCATTTCCTCAATTGAGGTGATGGTCGACTGCTGGATGTGGTGATGAATCAGACCGGAAATAAGCTGTTCGATTTTTGGATAGTAGCCGATAGTATCGAGCCACTCCTCGCCAGCTTTACGGCCGCTTTTTGCGACCTTTTTCTCGCTCAAAATGAATTGATACTGGTCGCTATTTATAATCCATTTGTCGCCGATTTCGATGCGAAGGCTCATGCTGCACCGCCTTGCGCTAAAGCTTTAATGACACCCAATGTCATTTTGCAATCTGCTAAAGCACGGTGTGCCTGCCCTTCAACCACAACCCCTTCATGCGCGGCGGCATCGACTAACTTATGCCACTTATAACCGTGATATCTCCCCGGTTCGCCACGATATTCTGCATATAACATCATGGCGCACAGGGAATGATCTATAAATGAAGATAGTCCGTCTGTACCTAATCCATTTAATTCCGCTGTTTGACGAATCAGACGAGTATCATAATCAGCATTATAAATAACGAATCCATAATTAAAGAACAGATTGGCTACTGCACCATGAACATCTTTCCAAGTTGGAGCATGAGCAACCATTTCATTGGTGATGCCATGAATAGCGATAGCCTCATCAGGGATAGGCTTAGTAGGTTTAATCAGCGTATTAAGCATAATAAAACCATTTTTATCTATAATGCAGATTTCAACGATTTCCGCATCGTCACCTAATCCAGTAGTTTCGGTATCAATAAATAAGTACCCATCATTAAGCCAACGTTTGGCATGCTGACTAATTGTCGTATTAATAATGCTCATACCGCACCTCCGTTATAGTGTTTACCTTTAAGCTCTGCGATTTCCTTACAGGTGACGCATAGCTCAACGCCCAGGATGGCAATGCGGCGTTCCTCCGGGATTGGTGCTTCACACTCTTCGCAGGTAAAACGAGAAGGCGCAGCGATACGGTTGCGCGCGGTGCTGATGTGGCGCTCGCGGTCTTCCTGCTCACGCTGTTGTGCAAAATCCATTGCGTCGGCCATTAGTGCAACTCCTGTGATTCATTCTCAAAGCGGGTTGCTTCACGGCGCAGCAGTTCGGCAGCTTCGGTGCCGCTCATACCCTCTTTGGTGATATGGATAGCCAGCGCCTCAAGGCGGATTGATACTGCGAGCGCACGGTCTTTACGTTCTTCTTTTTTGGCATCTGTCAGCAATACAGCCAGCGCATCACTATCAGTGCTAAAACTACGGGATTCGGTATTACGCATAATTAACTCTCCTGATTTCGGGCAATAAGAAGCCCGGCGGGTTTACGCCATTAAATTTCTGTTTGGATTAATTCGGCATGGTTAGCCGCTTGGGAAATAAGCTCACTACTACACGAAAATGATTCATCGCTGTAATAAGCGCTTTTTTCTCATCAGTAGTCAGCTCACTTAATTCGAGCTCATGACGAGCCGCCGGTATTTTTGCCAGAAAGAAAATAGCGGCCAGCGCCCGATTATTTTCCTCAAATTGTGGGTCACGTTTATCGCGCATATCATCGACAAAACGTTCAACCTCTTTCCAGCTATCGCCCCAATATCTCGCGCGCAATTCAGCTACATGATTAAGACCGGCCAGACGTTCACCCGCTTTTAGCGGAACAGTCGCGGAAACAGCTTCGATAGCCATGATTCCCCCTGTTTTTGAGTAGAGAGGCCAGCCAGTAAATCAGCCTGTGAGCGGCTCGGGTGCCAGCGCTTGCCGTCCTTACCTGCGATCCAGCCGTGGCCGTAGTGCATGCCGGGGCTTTGTTTAACGAGCAGAGACGCGAATGACGGTTCACTTTTCAGCATACGCACCTCAAATCAGCCCGAAGGATGCGCCAATACCGCTCATGGTATCGACCACGCTCGACATAGCGGGATTAGTCTGCAGACGCGCATGCAACGCCAGCGCCGACAACGACAACATGCGAATGCCAGCATTAACGCTTTCAATCATGTTGTGCTTACGGGCAGAGGTCAGGCGTTCATCAGATACCGCACCGCTCGCCAGCTCGCCGAGTTCACGCATTGCGCGCATGACATAAGACTGCAATTTGTCTTTAGCCAGCTCATTAACCGGTACACATGGCAGGCAATGAATCTGCGCCAGAAAACCATCAACGAGGGTTGAGTCTTCGGTCAGGTCAGTCAGTAGCCACAATTCAGGCGGCGTGAACTGGTGAGGCTGTTCCGGATTGAGCTTGTTACGTAACGTCTGAACATTCATACCCGCACGCTCGGCCAGCTTCGCCATGTTGTGACGCTGCGCAAAAGCGCGGCATGCTTCGTCATAGTGGGGATGTTTGGAAACCTGAAAATCAAACATGGTTAAATTCCCTCTAACTTGCATAATCAAATTCAGTTAAGAGCGGTGCGCTGGTCGATGTAGCGACAATCAATCGCTTGTTGAGTCAGCTTATCGCGCCATGCTTTTACGTTTACGAGGGTTCGGCTTCGTTTAGCAGCTTCCTCTTTGTTGGAAAAGTCTTTGGTCGGAGCTTTGAGAAGGATTCCCTCATCGAGCCATTGCCAGACCAGACGCTCGCTAACACCGCGAGTAGCGGCGAAGTCTTTCACTGTCATGGTGTCGGACATTGCGGAGCGAATCATTGTCTGCAGAGCTGGAAGCATGGCGGTAACGATGGCATCAAACTGCGTTGGATCTAACAGCACAGTTTGATTTTGTGAGTTTTGCGAGTCGTGCGTCGAGATTGATTTTGCATCTGACATATCGCATTATCTCCTGTTGTTTGAAATGTAGTGCAGTGGTGTGCATCTTGGTCGATGAATGCCACTTTAAATCGAAAATGAGTTCCTGTAAATCTATTTTGAGTGATTGATAAATGAATGGTGAAGATTTGAATACGCAAGATGTGATTGAGCGGATAAGTTCGGCGTATGGTGTCAGCACGCAAAAGGCTTTGGCGGAAGTGCTTGGCGTCCCGTCAAACAGCGTCAGCACTTGGGTTCAGCGAAACAGTTTTCCAGGCAAAGCCATCATTCAGTGCTCATTAGATACTGGTGCTGATTTAAACTGGCTGCTGACTGGTCAAATTTCCAATTTGAATTTGCAAGATTCGTCACCGTTGAAAGGAAAAGCACTTTATGACGAGATTTTGGCGAGTGGTGGAAAACCTGTTTTAAGGCGCATCCTTGACGCCTATGGTTTTACAATGCAAAAGGAGCTTGGGGATTTGTTGGATATCTCCTCAGGCACTATCAGCACCTGGGTAAGACGAGATTTCTTCCCCGGTGATGTGGTTGTGACATGCGCGCTTGATACTGGTGTATCGCTGGAATGGTTAGCGACCGGAAAGGGGAAAATGCGAGAAAGTAAGGAGGCTAGCTTTTCGGACATTTTAACGATAAAAAAATCCCGCCTTGAATCTGGTGAGCTAAAAGACGCTGGGCGTTGGCAACCTGACCCATCAATGATTCCTGCTAACTCTGATGATTTGGTTTTTGTAGATGGCGTTAGCTCATCTTGGCTTGTCGATAATTCAGCATGCAAAATCGGCAATGGCCGTTGGCTCATCGGGATAGATGGCGCGTTCGACGTTTTCGACGTTGTGCGACTGCCGGGTAATAAAGTCAGGCTATCAAATAAGTCTGTTGATTTTGAATGCAACCTATCAGAAATCACACCATCTGGTGCTGTTGTATTTACTCTGGAAAAACATATCTAAGGATGATGCAATAATGAAACGTTCTATTTTTGCTCTGGCTTTACTCGCTTCTTTTACAGTAGCAGCTCAACCCTCTAACTTATCTGTACTGAAGAAATCCTTTAACGAAATGCAACCACTGTCGATAAAAGATAGTAATGGCGTGATTACAGTTGTTTTGGATGCAGCAAGTATTACGCCTGAAATTTATGATACCGCAGTTTATAGCGTTTGTTCCCCTGCATGGCTACATAAGGAAAACACTGCGTATCTGAAAAACACTACATCTGTTCGAATTCTCAATAAATTTAGTGCTATGGGTTATGTGCTTGAGAAGCCAAAAGCAACTTGTGATAAGGCCGGAGAAGAACAAGAAGAACAGTCTAAAATCACAATTTTGTCGAACACGCATGTTACTACAATGAAAGATTTGCAGTAAGAAAATGGCTTCTCGGTCGGGGTGATGTAATGACTGTTAGTAAGCAGAAAAATGGCAAATGGCTCTGTGAGCTTTATCCAAATGGCCGGGAAGGGCGGCGTATACGTCGACAGTTTAATACCAAAGGCGAGGCCGAGGCATTCGAGGCATTCACGAAAAATGAGAGTGAGGATAAGCCGTGGCTCGGTAAGAAAGAAGACCGCCGACGCTTAAGTGAGATTATCCAGCTTTGGCATAATTTACATGGACAGGCGCTGGTCGCCAGTAAGTCGCGGTTAGCTAAGCTTCAAATTGTATGTAATGGGTTGGGCGACCCTATTGCATCTCGTCTTACCGCTAAAGATTGGGCTCATTACCGTAACCGTCGATTACGTGGCGAAATAGACAACGGCTATCACAAAGACCCGGCGAAGTGGATCGCCAAACCTATAACTGTCAATCGCGAGCAGCAATACCTCGAAGCGGTGTTCAATGAACTGCGACGATTAGGGGAGTGGAGTTTACCCAATCCACTGGACGGGATTCGCGTATTCAAAGAAGCTGAGAAAGAAATGTCCTGGCTAACTTTGTCTCAGCTCCCGGAGCTGTTCCGAGCCTGTGAACAATATGGCAAAGAAAATCTTACGATGATTGTTAAGGTTTGCTTGGCTACCGGCGCACGATGGGGAGAAGCCGAGAGACTTACACGTCCCCAACTTTCCCCATGCAAGCTGACTTTCACCAAAACCAAAGGTAAGAAGAATCGCACGGTTCCGATTCCTAAATGGCTCTACGACGAGTTGTCTGAACGTCAGGGGAGAATGTTCAAACCCTGCTATCAAGACTTTAAGAAGATGCTCAAGCTTACGAACATTGAGCTGACGGAAGGGCAGAAGACTCATGTTTTGCGTCATACCTTTGGTGCGCATTTTATGATGAACGGCGGAAATATACTGGTGCTGCAGAAAATACTCGGACATGCCAACATTCGAGAAACAATGAAGTATGCACACTTTGCGCCTGACCATCTTGAGCAAGCTGTTACCCTTAATCCGTTGTCGCTATATGTTGGCGACAATGTGGCGGCAGAGCTTGCATAATACTGCAATTCGCTGCATTAAAAATTACATTAACTAATTGTTTTATATGATAAGTGTTTGTTTGTTGGGTGGTGTTAATAGGAGCGTCTTAACTAAGATTCGCTTTCGCGACATCCTGAATGAGAGGGCTGGCCTGATGGGCCAGCCCTTTTTTTATCTTCATTTTAACTATTTCATTGAGAATCAT